TGACGACTTCTGATACCTTTTATGTGATTGCCTATACAGCCACAACAGGAGCATTACAGGTGTCAGCAACTTCTGGTGGTTCAGCAGTAAATATTACTGATGTTGGTACAGCAGCATCTCCTAATGAGTTCCAGGTAGCTTATGCAGATTTTAGTAGCGTTACACAGGTCAGAGAATGGACATTTGAAATATCCAGAGAAGAGATAGATGTAACAACTATCGGTGGTACTCCAACACAATTTACTCCATTTAGAAAATATATTGCTGGTTTTGGTGATGGTACAGGTACTGCTACTGCTTACTTTACAAATGAAGATACAGCAATGGTAAACCGCATGGTTCAAGATGTGTTACAGAGACAGCAAGTAGGTGCAGCTATGAAATTATATATGGATCAAGTATTTACTGGTGGTTCTGTTAGTGACACATTAAGTAGATTTATTGAATTTGAAGCTACTTTAACTTCTGCATCATTGAATGTTAACCCTGATGATGCACAGACAGTAAGTGTAGAATTTAGACCTGCTGTACAGCCTACATTTGATTTCGCTACAGCATAAATGGTTGAGTTTTTTATAAACCATTAGTATACTAAGTAAGAAATATAATTAATTTATGGCATCTCCCAAAACTATGCGAGCTATTGATCGCTTGCGTAAAGCTGCTAATTTAGAAGCTACAAAAAAAGAAGTTACCCTATCTGATGGAACGGTATTTGAAATGTGGGTAACACCTCTTACATTGGCTGAAAAAGAAAGAGCACAAAGAATGGCAAAATCTGATGATGCTAATGAGTTTGCTTTGCGTTTGTTGTTAACAAAAGCACAGGATGAAACAGGAGAAAAATTATTTCAAATAGGTGAAATAGATGTTCTTAAAAATGAAGTAAGAGATTCTGACCTACAAAAATTGATGTTAAGTATTATCCAGGAGGAAGAAGAACCTCTCGACCCAAAAGGCTAAGTGCTGAACTGCGTAAAGACAGTTTAATGATGTTGCAGTTTGGTATTGCTAAAGAATTAGGTATGAGTCTTGCTGATGTAAGAAAAATGACATTGGAAGAAGTTATTGGTTGGAGTGCTTATTTTCAAGTATTAAATGAAAATCAAGAGAAAGAAATGGAAAAAATTCGCAGACGTAGGTAGAATAAGAAAAAAATTTAATTGTGGAAAATATAAGGACTAAAATACAACTTGCTGTAGAAGGTGGAAAAGAGGTAGGTAAGTTATCAGATCAAATAACAAATTTAGGTAAAGATTTAAGGTTAATTAATACTGGTGCACAAGGAGTAGTAAATAGTTTTAGAGTTGTTAATAAGGTTTTATCTGAAGCAAAAAAGAATTTTAGAGATGTTTCTTTAGATGTAGAAGAAGCTGCAAAAGCTGCGGAACAATTAGTTGCAGCTAATAATCAAGTAAATGCAACTTTAAGACAACGAAATCAATTATTACAGGATGCAAGTAATAAATTAGCGAGAGAATCAGGTGCTACAACACCAGAAATACAAAGAGCTTTGTCTCCTTCAACAACTGGTAATAGACGGCAGCAACTAGAAAATCAACAGATGAATGATTTTTTAAATAGAGAAGCTCAAGCTGTGTTAGATGTAGAAAAGATGAGAATTACTGTAAGAAATAATTTAATAAAGACTTATAAGGAAGAAGCAGCAATTCAAAATCAAATATTGAATGATAAAGCAGCACGAATACAACAAGATAGAGATGAAACTCAAAGAAGAAGAAGTAGGCAAAGTATAGAAAGAAGAAGAGATCTATTAGATTTACCAGGAGCTAGATTTGCAAGATTTAGAAGAAATAGAACTCGTGGAGATAGACAAATTAGAAATCAAGCAATATCCAATGCAACTATTGGTGGTGCGTTTCCGTTGTTATTTGGACAAGGACCTGGAGCAGCATTAGGTGGTGCAGCAGGTGGTTTTGGTGGTGGATTAATGGGAGGTCAATTTGGATTTGCATTATCACTAGCTGGTACTGCTATTGGATCAGCTATAGATAATGTTGTTAAAACTCTTGTTGGCGGTGCATCAGAGTTAGGTCAAGCGTTAGGTCCTTTTACACAAGATATGGAAGCTGTAACTGCTTCTTTAGGCTTACAAAATAGTGTTCAACAAGCACAATTACAACTTATTGAACAAGTAGAGGGTAAAACAGCAGCGTTTAATGCTGCGATGAAGTTAATGGCTAATGATATTGGAGAAAGAGGTGTGAATGCTTTAAAACAGTTTGGTGAATCCTCAAGAATACTTAGTAGTCAATTTACTCTTGCAATTACAAAATTACAGGCATTTGCAGCAGGTGTCGCTAATTTCGTTTTACGAATTACTGGTTTACAACAATCTTTAGAAAAGAATAATGCAGCTAGAGTTGTTACTGCTGCTGCTATAGGAGGCAATACAACTGCTCAAAGTTTAGTTGAAAGGCAAAACAAAATAGACGCAATGGGTAGTAGAGGAGGTGAAGGTATAAAGAAAAAAAATTTACAAGCACAATTAGATATTGAAAAACAAATTTTTGCCATAAAAGAAACATCTGTAACTCAAGCAAAACTTTTAACTGAAGAATCAACAAGCCTTATACAGGGATTGCAAGATGAAGTTGATTTAAGAAATCGTGTTGAACAGTTAATGAAAGAAGGTAATAGTAAAACTTTGGCAGAAAAATTAGCTAAAAATGAACAAATTTTTGAAAAAGAAAAACAGAATATAGAACTACAACAAAAAAATAATAATGAGGTAATTCAATTCTTGGAAAAGAAAGGTGAATTAAATAAAGTTGAACAAAAATTACTTGATGATACAAAAATAAAACGAGATGCTATAGCTAAACTTTTACAAGATTATAATGATGGATTAATAACAGCAGAACAATTAACAAAACAATTAAACACAGCTACTGATAAATATAAAGTTACTTTAGATGAAGTTAAAGATGTATTAGCAAGTGGAATGACAGATGCTGTAATGGGATTAATTGAAGGTACAAGAACATTAAGTGAATCATTAGCAGGTATTGCAAAACAACTTGCAAGTATGTTTCTTAACAGAGCATTTAGCAGTATGTTAGATACTATTTTTCCAAGTCAAGCACAAGGAGCTTACAACAGAGCAGGTGGATTTAAAGCTTTTCAATATGGCGGTGTTGTAAATTCTCCTACTCTTGGAATGATTGGAGAAGGTGGTGAATCAGAATACGTTATACCAGCTTCTAAAATGGATGGTGCGATGGCTAGATATTCAGCAGGTGCTAGAGGTGGTGCTGTTATCCCAGGTGGTAGCCATGAATCTGGTACAGTTGCAGGTGGATCTGGTAATGCAATAGTTGAATACACTGGTCCTGTTCTTAATTTTAATGGAGATGAGTACGTTCCAAAATCGGCTGTGCCTGACATAATTAATACTGCTGCAAAAAAAGGTGCTACTGCTGGTCGTTCTCAAGCTTTTTCGGCTTTAAAAAATTCTCGTAGCCAACGTGCCACATTAGGATTATGAGTATTACATATTTAACAACTTTTTTACATCTAACAAAAGTCAAAGATCCTAATTTTAATCGTTTCTTTCAAAACAGTGTTAGAGGAGATATGAATACTTTAACAGCAGCATCAAACTCAATTTTACATAACGGTAATAAACATACATTTTTACCTTTTATATATCAAGGTGCAGCAAAAACTAAATCAGGAGACAACTTAGAAGCACAATTAGTTTTAGCTAATAATACTGTTTCAATGAATCATATAAGAGATGCAATAGCAGAAAGACATAATGTAAAAGTAGAAGTATGTAAGATGAACAGTGATTTTACAGTAGATGAAATACTAACAGTAGAAAACTGGCTTGTGGCTTCTTTTGGTTATGATGCAACAACAATAGAAGTTTTATTAAGCAGTGCAATAGATGCTGTTGGTACGACTGCTCCAAACAGAGTATTTACAACAGATATTGTCGGTTTTTTACCTCGCACTGGAAATATACAAACTTTATGAAACCTCATCAACTTATTGGTTTACGTTATAGATTAGGTGCTGACCCTGTAAAACATCACGCAGCAGATTGTGTGTCATTAGCAAGAACAGTTTTAAAATATTACGGTATTACATCTCCAGAACCTACAAGGAATTGGTATAAAAGAGTAAGAAAAAAAGATTTTGGAATATTTGAAGAAGAACTAGAAAAGTGGGGAAACGAGACAAAAGAGTTTAAAATAGGTACAGTAGCATTATGTAAATCTAATCTTGGATATGGCCTTGCAGTTTATTGGAAAGATGGATGGCTGAATTGCGGAGAAACGATGGTTCGATGGAGTCCATTAGACAAATTGGACATAGAAAAATATTATTACCCTTCGAGCAAGAACTTTGTGAGCAGTTAGGTCTCAGTAAAGAAGAATATTTTGAATTTTTAAAATATGTAACAAGTCAAAACGGTAAAAGACCTAAAGAATATGACAATATTCCGTATGTTATTAACGGATTTATTTCAACAATAGTTCAAGCTATAGGTGCTAGTCAAGTTGCAACTCAATTAGTTATTGGTATAGTTCTTACCCTTGTATCTTATTTCTTAACACCTAAACCAAAGCCTCCCAAAACTCCTCCTAGTCTTACAACAGCAGGTCAGCAGGGAACAAGAAGATTTGCGCCACAGACAGGTTTTGATACAGCACAGGAGCTTGCAGAACTTGGTGCTGTAATACCTTTAGTCTTTGCTAGATACAGAAAAATAAGTGGGGTTAGTTTTGGTGGTATTCGTGTAAATACACAACTTTTATGGTCACAGATGAGAAGTCTTGGCAAAGGACAACAGATAAAAGCAATATTTAATTTATCTTCGGGAGAACTAGGAAATGAAGATACTGATGGTGATGGTTTTGGTGGCCCTGATTTTAATGGATATGCTATAGGAGATATGTTGTTAAAAAACTATTCAGAAGGTAAACTTCGATTATTTTTCAATAATGGTAGTCCAGATACTGATGGTAAATTAAAATTTCCAGCTAATAAATATCCTCAAGGTAATTTAGAAAGAGAAATTTCAAGAAACGGTCATACTTCTTCAGATGGAACTGAATTGCCTCTTGTTGATAGTGATTATACTAGTTCGTTTGTCGATAATACATTCTGTGCCACTCGTACTCCCTCCACTCAAAATATCTTTGGTAATTACAATCCTGTTCCTAACAGCATGAGATTTATGCTTCCTTATGAATTAGTGCTTGTACAGGATAATTTAGATGGAGATGTTAAAAATAAAACAATAATAAAAAGAAGAAAAGTACAAACAAATTTCCCTAGATACCAAGCTATAGTTGGAGTAAACGGAAATATAGCTCTTGGTAATAAAGATGTTTCTAAAGATGATCTTATAACTTATCAAATATCAAACCATGACCCCAATAATGAGTATGATTTTAGTGATTGGAGTGCTGAAGATGTAGCATCTTCTGTCAATGCAGATAGAGAAAACACAGACGATACTCTTGCCATAGGAGAACAATATCTTATCGGAACTGCAAAAGGCATCTTAATTTATAACGATGACTTCATTTGGGAAGAAAATAAAACAAAACAATTTACTTTTAAAATTATTGAATCAGGAAGAGTACAAGTAAAACCTGTTAAAGGTGTAGATAGTCCTTTTGAAAGTTTCTTAATTCAAAAGTGTGCTATCGGAATAATTACTAATAGTTATAAATGTACGACAACAGAAATAGGAATAAAATCTGTTGTAAACAAACAAATTACAGGATTTGCAAATGTAAATAGTCACCCTGGATATTGGCAATATTATGGTGAACCTGATAATGCAGGTATTGATGGAGTCGTACATGATTATGAAAACAAAAATGGTAATATTTCATTAGGTCAGATGAGTAAATATGTAAAACGATATAGTTTTTTTGATCTATATGCAAGAACAGTAGGACAAAATAATTGGACTAAAATAGGAGATAAGCCTTTTGCTGTATTAGGTAGAACACCTCAACCTCAATATAACTTTATAAGAATTAATCATACCGATGAAGAATTAAGAGAATTTAAGTTAGAACCTGTACCTGGAAATTTAATTAAGTCTCAATATGTAGGAGCAGAAATAAATTTACTAACAGGAACAAAACTTGCAAGTATAAATATAGGAAGGTCAGGAATTAACTCAATATATTTTAATGGACAATCAAATTATGTTCTTACTGCAAGTCGTGCTAGTAATCCCGAATGGTTTTTAGGAGAAATCCCAGGTGCTGATGACGCAAGTCAAGGTAAAGTTTTATCCTTTGATCGTTCTGTTGTTAGTACACCAAGGACTAGAGAAGAATATGTACCTTTTGAAAGAAAGTTTGATGAAGATGACGATAATCGATCTTATGTATATCAACGAGAGGTAAGAAGAGGTACTCACCCCAAAAAAAGAACTGGATTAATTTTTTATTTTGAAGATAATCAAAAAGGCCAATATGTTTTTCCTGACAGAAGACAACCATACCAAGGTTTTGCTGCTAATAATTCTGATTTTAATGTTATAACAGGTGGTGTACGTTATCACCCTGGTAATGAGATACTTGATGATGACGATGATTTTAGTGGTAAGTACGAAATAGTTTTATCACGTTTAACAAATGTAGATGATGGGATGTCTTCTGGTTATCCTAAAATAGTTTCTCCTACAGGTGGTTCTGGCACAGGTTTACAGGTAGAAGTTGAATTGTATGATAATGGGGCTAAAAAATGGAAGATCACAAATAGAGGTAGTGGTTACAAAGAAGGAGATAAAGTAACTATTCCTTTTGATTCATTTGGCAACGAAGATGTTTTCTGTAGTGTAGAATTTGGTGTTTTTGTAACAGAACCTTGGCCAGAAGGTCAAAACTTAAATCCTTATGATGCAATCGCTGATTATATAAAGTTTGACGCAGAAAGACCTTCTCATTTAGATCAGCCAGAACATCAAATTACTTATGTAAATGAAATGATTAGGGCAACTAGTTTACCTTATAGTCAATTGGCAAATGTTGGTTTGAAAATGAACAGCAGTAAAGAATTTAATAATTTTTCTCAGCTTTCTGTTTATGTAAAAAATGGTATAAAAGTAGAGAATTTAATAAATAACAATAGAGAGTCATCAAATTTATTTCCTAACATTGCCTATCACTTACTAACTGACTCTATAAATGGTGCAGGCAATCTAATTGGGGCAACTCAAATAAATAAAGAAGATATGAAAAAAGCTTCACAATTTTGCGAAGCAAATAAACTTTATTGGGATGGTATTATTACACAAGAACAAAATATAAGAGAATTTATATATCAAAATGCAATTTTCTGTTTATTAGATTTCACTATAAAAGGAGGACAGTTTTCTTTAACACCAACAGTTCCAATAAAATCAGATAATAAAATTGATCGTAATGTATTGGGAAAAAATTTAGTAAAAGCATTATTTACTGATGGTAATACAAGAAATTTAAAGGTAAGCTTTTTATCTCCAGAAGAAAGGCAACTATTTCAAGCAAGAGTTTTATACCGCAAAGAAGTAGAGAATGGATTTGCTAAAACTGAAGTTTTAGATTTAAGACTTGGAGATGCTTTAGGTGGTAGTGAAAACGATCCGAGAGAAGTTTTTGATATGTCAAACTTTTGTACTTCTGAAAAACACGCTAGAACATTTGCAGAATACGCTTTAGTTATTAGAAAATTTGTAGATCATGGAATAAGTTTTGAAACAACTCCTGAGTCTGCAATGTCTTTAGAACCTGGCGATTATATTAGATTATTTTCTGAAATTACACATAACGATAGGTTTGAAAATGGTTATATATCAGCAGATGGAGTTATACAATCACAAGGTAACACAAATCCTATAGGAGCTAATATTTTTTATTGGAAAGCGTTTAATAAAAATGGAACTGATTTTGGCAATCCTAAAGAGGCTGTTTTAACTGCAAGTAATGGTATAGCGTCAAGTAAATTTAGAAGTTCTGTTTTTACTATACAAAAAACAAACACCGCTGATCGTATATACAAAGTAGAATCTATTACATATACAGAAGAAGGTTTTGTTCAATTAACTGGAACTCATCAACCTTTAGATGCGAATGGTAGATTTAAAGTTTTAAAATATAATCAAAATATATTCTCAGATAGTAATTAAATGGCTGCAAGTAGAAACTTTCCAGATATAAAACCTTCATCAAGAAGCTATACACCAGGAGAGTACCCACAAACTGAATTCATAGCTCAAAATGGTGCGAAAACTGTTTTAAGATATGGTAATAAAAGAGTAGATGCGAAATTAACTTTAGGCTTTACAAATATAAGTGATACGAAAGCAAATGAGCTTTTAGAATTTTATTACGAAATAAATGCTGATTACGATTATGCTTATTTCACTTTTACAGATGCTTTTGCTGGTGTACAAAATTCACCGTTATATAACAGTATGTCCGAAAAAGATCCAAATGGTGTGAGACTTAGGTATCGTTTTAGTGAACCCCCTACTATTACAAGTGTAAGAAATGGAATATCAAATGTCCAATGTAAATTTGTCGCTTGCCTCGATGGGGATTAGAATGTATTTAAAATTAAACTAAAACGATGTCTAAGTTTTACTCAGGCCAAGATGGTAAATTATTCGTAGATAACGAAAATAATAGTATTCAAGGTACAGATGAGGTTGCAAAAGTTAGATCGTGGTCTTTTACCATAAATACTGCAATATTAGAAACTGTATCATTAAGTGACTTTGATAGAACAATAATCCCTGGCATAACAAGCACAACTGGATCTGCAAGTATTTATTATTACGCAGATTCTACAGGTAGTACACATAACTCAGGCCGTTTATCAAGTTTTGTATTAGATAAAATACTACCAAGGTCAGGTAATACTCCTCAAAGCACAGAAAGACCTAAAGTAAAATTTAGATTACAAGTAGACACAAATCATTATATAGATATGAAAGCTGTCATAACATCTTTTGCAATGACAAATTCGGTAGGAGAAGTTATGGCAGCAGATATATCTTTTGAAGCTGATGGTATTCCTACAGAAAGCAAATATTAATGTCTATTTATTTTGGATCGACAGGTTTTATTGAGTTAAAACGTGATTCTTTAAATTCTGAAATATCAACATCTATAAACCCTGCTGACGTAAATACAACTAAAAAAAGATTTTCTGTAGAAAATATTAATGGTTCACTAATTACAGGAGATCAAGTTGAGATTGAAACTACTGATGGAACTAATTTAGGATTATTATCTGGTCATAACTTTCCTGATCTTCGCAAATATATTCATATTGATGATATGGGTGGAATAAAGTTATATGATTTTTTTTCTACTGCTCTAGCTGGTGAAATATCTGATGCACTTACATTAACTGCACCAACTTCTACAAAAAACATAATAATACGGACTAGAAACTCTAGGTTTAGACCCCTTGCGAAAATAACTGATTTTGAAATCACAACAGCAAGAGATACTGTTGATATTACTAATTTAGGGTCAGAATTTAGAAAACAATACGAAAATGGTCTTATATCAGGTCAGGGAACGCTGCAAGCAATATGGCAACATAGAAACTTTCAAAATGATACACCTGGGTTTGCAAGTCCAGAATTTCCTGTTTATCTAAGTCAATTATTGGTACGTATGCAGCAGGGGGCAGATTTTGAAGGTAGATTTTATGTTTATCACGATCCAAGTCAATCTACAAATAGTGTTTGGTATCAATCTATGTGCGTTGTAACCAATGTAGCTATAAACGTACCTGCAAGTGGTGTAGTAGACGCACGAATAGAATTTATAACCAATGGTGAGATTAGGCTTCATAATGGAGTTCCACCAGCATTCTTGTTATTGGAAAGTAGTGATAGGATATTACAAGAGGATGGAGATGGTATTTTACTTGAAGATCCTTAAAATAAGATTTATGATGTATTTAAAAGCGACTTGACATGGCTGATCTACAGATTACACAATTACCAGAATTAGGTTCAGCCCAACTGCAAGCAACAGATCCAATTGCTCTTGCGGACATTAGTGCAGTAGAAACTAAAAAAATAACAGCAAAGAATTTTGTACAAGGTGCTTTCGGGTTAGTAGATAATGCGTCTATACCAGCTACAGCACTTAGTTATCCATTAACAGCGGGTCAAATTGTTACTGCTACTTTAGCTGATAGTGCCGTTACAAATGTAAAAATTACAAATGCAACTATAACTGGTGCAAAATTAGTAAATGATACGATTACAGCTACTCAAATAGCAGCAAACGCTATTACTTCCAGTGAGCTTGCGAACAATGCGGTAGATACAGCAGCAATAACAGATTTAAACGTAACAACAGCTAAATTAGCAAATACAGCAGTTACAACTGAAAAAATAGCTGATAGTGCTGTTACTTTTGTTAAAACTAATTTTAGTGATGGTGATATTCCTGGAGCGAAAATTACAAGTGCAAGCATCACTGCAACTCAAATTGCCAATAATGCTGTAACTGCAAATGAATTAGCAGATAATGCAGTGGATACTGCTGCTATTGCTAGTACTGCTGTAACAGGTGCAAAAATTGCTTCTAATACTATTACGGCTGATAACATTGCTGCGGATGCCGTTGGAGCATCTGAACTTGCTGATAACGCAGTAGATACAGCAGCTATTGCAACAGATGCTGTCACAACCGTAAAAATTACAAACTTAAATGTAACTACAGATAAATTAGCTGCTAATGCTGTTACTGCTGCCAAGATTGCTAATGATACTATTACTGCTACACAAATTGCTGCAAATGCTATAACTGCTAGTGAATTAGCTGATAGTGCTGTTGATACGGCTGCTATATTAAATTCTGCGGTTACTGACGCAAAGGTAGCATCAGGAATTGCAGGTACAAAAATAACAGATGGAACTATAACAGCAGCTAAACTAAATACATCAAATATTGATAGGTCATTAAATGTAGCATCAGGTAATTTAGGAATAAATAATGCAGTTACAGGTGGAGCATCTTCAAGAAATGGTATTACATACAATAATGAAGGGCTGATAACAGCTACAACAGCATTAGTTGCAAGTGATATTCCAGAAGCTACAGCGTCAGCAGTTGGAGGTGTAAGCGTACCAGCATCAGGTGGTTTAACCGTAGCAAATACAGGTGCATTATCAATAAATAATACTGTTACTGGTGCAACAAGATCAGGTATTACTTTTAATGACCAAGGTTTGATAACGGCAACGGCTGCTCTTATTGGTTCTGATTTACCTGCTGCCACTGCAAGTACTCTTGGTGCTGTTACAATTCCAGCAGGTTCTGCTCCTTTGGCTATATCAGGTTCTGGAGTTTTATCCATAGCTACATCAGGAGTCACAGCAGGTACACATACGAAAGTTACTGTTAATAATCAAGGTTTTGTTACTGCTGGAACAACTCTTGCCGCTTCAGACATTCCTGACCTTGCAACATCAAAAATAACAACTGGTACATTTGGAACAAATTTTTTAGCTAATGATTCTATAACTATGGATAAGTTAGCTAACTTATCTACTGGATTTATACAAGAAGCATCACCTGATATATCTAATCTACCCACTGGTATTTTCTGGTTACAGGAATCTACAGGGCAATTAAGAATATTTAACGGCAACAGTTTCTTCTCTGTTGGTTTTGGTAGGTTAGCAGAAGAAAACCTTAGATTCTGTGGAACATTTAATGCTAGTAACGGAACAATAGTTACCCTTACAGCTTTTGGAACTTCAGCAGGATTTACTGTAACTAATGCAATTCCAGCAGGTACATCAACATTAACTGGTGCGTATTTTGTTTGTGTTACTCCTGGGAATGGAACAGCAGTTGTACCAAATACTAGTTTTGATGCAGGTGACTGGTGCTTATGTGTAGGACCAGATAATTGGGATAGAATTGATACTTTATCTGGACCTGGTAGTGTATCTAGCTTAGATGACCTATCTGATGTTTCATTAAGTAGTCCAACAACAGGCCAAATATTAGTACTACAAGCCAGCGGTTCTTTTGAAAATGTTTCTGTACTAAGTGGAGGAACTTACTAAATTGATGTATCCTTTAGTTAAGTCTAGGTAAACTATGTCGATTCAAATCAAATTAAAGAATAGTGTTGTACAGGACAGTACTCCTAGTACATCTGATTTACCTGCTGTTGGAGAAATAGCACTAAATGCAAATATAAATAGTATCGGTGGCTTTATGAGAGCCAGTAATAATACGATTGTTAAAATATTTGGACCAGGAAGTTTATCAACACCTACTGCTACTACTACGGTTTCGGGTATTGCTGAATTAGCAACTAACAGTGAGACAACAACTGGAACAGCTACAAATAGAGTTGTAACCCCTGCTGGATTAAATGCAGTAACAGTAGCAGAACGTACCACATCAAATACTAACTATGTAGCAAAAGCTGGCAGTACAATGACAGGAGTTTTAACAGCGACTTCTGGTAGTGCTTCTGCACCTGCCATAAACTTCGGGGATAATGATAGTGGAATATTTGGTGGATCTAATACTGTTAGCTTGGCTGCTGGTGGTGCAACAAGACTAACTGCTGATACCGGTGTAAGTATAACTGGTACGTTAGCTGTTACTGGAGCTATAACATCAACAAGTGATTTAACTATTGCAGATAAAATAATTCATGCTGGA